GGGCGGGTGAAGCTCTGATAGGCGATGTGGAGGGGTTGCTCGGTAGGCATCAGCGCACCTCATTGTAGAGAGCGGGGTTCTCGTTGATCGCCTTTTCCATCGCCTGTTCGGCGGTCAGTTCAGGGCGGCTCTTGCGGATCTCGTCGGCTGCCTTCTGGAGCCGGTCCATAGCAGGAGTAGCACCCTTGCTCACCCCGCCCACCCGCGCGCCAAGCTCATTCAGAGCCTTGTGGAGCGAGGTGGACAGGCGCGCAATCTCCGCCTGCACCTTGGCGAAGTCCTCGGCCGGGGCGGCCTTCTGGATGGCGCGAAGGGGGGCGGCCAACTCCGGCGCGATGTGGTTGGACTTACAGAAGCCCTCCACCTTGGCCACGGCTTCCGCCTCCTCCATCTTGGCGATCCGCTCCTCAAGAGCGCTCCGCTTGGCGACTTCGGCAGCTACGGCCTCGTCAATCTGCTTTTGGACATCAACGGGATCAGGCACGCGGCCTCCTGGGATTGTAGATGGTGCCGACTTGAGGATTCTGGCGCCCGCAGGCGGGTTATCGCCTTTGTCGACGAAAGAGACTTCGCCAAGCTCGGTGATTTTCAGCAGGTTCTTTGCGGTCGGCATACGGCAAGGCTACCCGTATGCAGGCAGGGCGGGAAGGCTTGCGCACGCTGGTAGCCAGTGATAGTGTCACCAGGGCGCCATAGAGGCGTCAGGAGGCGTCAGTATGGACGAAGACAGCAAAGAGACGGCACGGCTCACCCTACGGCCTACACGGCGCGCGGTGTGGCTACTGCGACAGGTAGCGGCTCGGGAGCACCGGACGCTCTGCGGGCAGATCGAGGCGATGACGGAGGAGCGGGCGCGAGCGCTTGGCATTCCGGTGCCGCCGGTTGGGGGTGGGCAGTGACCCTCCTCCTGCTCCTGGCCTGCTCCGAGTACGCCGTCACCCCGTGCCCTACCGACACCGCCCTTCCGACCTTCGCCACCTCGGAGGAGTGCCCCGGCTATGCGGCGATGTGGATCCCGCTGGTGGGGGAGCCGCTGGCCGTGACGTGGTGCAGCCCCTCGGGTGAGTGTGGGCCGGTGGAGTGGAGCGCAGATCGTTGGCTCTATGCCACCTGCCCGGATGTGGGGCGGCTTACGGTGCTTTGGTTGGCTACAGAGGAGTCCTGACGCCCTTCCCGCCAATGCTGAAGGCTGCGATCTTCCCGCTCTTGATGTCCTTCCAGAAGCCGTCGTCGTGCACCTGGAAGCCGATCCACATGCCCTCTTCTTTGCCGGGGTCCAGCGCGCCCATCGCCTTTCGCACCTCGGGATCGGACCACGCCAAGGTGATCACCGAGGCGGGGGCCTTGCCGTTGTGGCTGGCACCCGCAAAGAGCTTGTTGAAGCCTGCATAGGCGGCTTTCTGGAGGCTGTCAGGGTCCACCACGTCGCCGGAGACGTCCACCACCGTGGCGCCGTTCTCGTCTTTGCACAGGTAGCCCCACCCGAACACCTGCTTCTTGTCCTCGTTCTTCGCCATCTTTGAGACGTCGAACGTGAAGGAGACAGCGGCGCCCTTGCCCATCTCCATGTCGTCGCCCTCCTCCATCGGCGCGACGGTCGCCAGAAGCTCACCCAGGGCGGCGTAGGCGGCGCGTACCTTGGCCTCGTTGGCGGCGGAAAGGACACGGCCTGCCTTGGCCATTTCAACGCCTTCCGCGCCCATTTCTTCGCCGTACTCCATGCCGTCGGCGACGATGGCGACACGGGCATAGCTGCCGTCAGGGCGCCGCATCCACCCGTGCTCGTAGCACAGGATCTCCATCGTCAACCCGAAGGCGCGGTCGTCGTCCATCCCCGCCCCGGTGGGGAAAGGGCCGCTAAGCGCGTTCCAGATGGCACAGAAGCCCGCTTGCATTTTGGCTGGCATGGTGGCGGTCATCGCCGGGGTCAAATCCGCCGGGGTACAGGGGACGGGCAGATCCGGCGGGTCGTACAGGTCGCTGTACACGTCGCCCTTCCCGACGGGCTTGGCGGGCTTGAATGCGGCGGTGAGCATGTCCGAGAGCTTCAGGGCCTTCGCGCGGCGCCGGATATGCGCCTTGGCCTTCTCCGGGTCTTTGGCGCGTCCAACGCTGGACATCGCCGCCTTGAGGTCGTCACCGTTGGCGATGGGGAAGGAGCCGTCCGGCATCGCCTCGCCCTTCTCCGCCATCATCTTGCGTTCTTCCATGCTGTAAGACTTGCCCATAGATTCCTCACGTTCAAAGTATGCTTTGACCTTGGCGGACCACCCGACAGCCGGGTCGCCGCCCCAGAGTGCCCACGCGACACGGCCCGGGCTGGGGTAGCCGTCGCCGGGGGTAAAGCCCTTGCCGCTCTTGTCGGCTTCGTGGCGGGCCAGCCATGCGTTCATCTTGACGGCCTTGTCCCTGGTGATTTCGTCACCGTCGGCAAGGCGTCGCGCCCATCTGACCGTCTCCGGCTTCAGGCCGTCGCCGCTGTGGCCTTCTTCGTGCCAGGCCAGCCCGCGCCGCAGTTCTTCCTTGACGCCTTCGGGTGCGGTCAGTCTCAAGTGAACTCCAGACCGATGGCGCATCGGCAGCGGGGGTGAGCGGTGGGGGCCATGATCACGCGCGCCTTCTTCGGTCGGTAGGCGGCGGGGATCGTGAAGGGCGCGTCAAGCTCAACCGCCTGCCCGTCCATCGAAACGCAGATGTCGCAGGTCCGCCCGGACTCCACAGCGGCGATCCACTTCTTGCGGGCGTTGTCGCCGATCAGCCCGTCGTCGCGGGCCACCTGCCACGCCTGTAGGGTGCCGTGTCCGTGAGCGTTGAGGGTTTCCGTGCGGGCGATCAGCAGCCCCCGGTCGTCGCGGAGCTGGGATGCCCTGCGGCCCATGAGCGCGTCGTAGCGGTCGCCCTTGACGCCCTGGTCGCGGAGCCCCTGCCCGTAGGCGTCCAGCGCGAGGGCCTGATCCGTGCGCAGCCCGGCCCACAGTCCGATGTCGTGGGCGATGTCGCGGGGTGGGCGCCCCTGCTCAAAGGCGCGGGCCACCTCCTCACGGATGGCGTAGCGGGTGAGGCTGCTGATTTCGGTGATCAACTCTCCGCCGTGCGTGCGCATCCACTGCGGGCTGTAGGGGTTCATCAGGTCGAAGCTGCCATCCAGCCCCAGGTCCTTCCACTGTGCCCCACCCGCAAGGTCGATGATCTGCCCGGCCACCTGCTCGTACTCGCCCAACAGGTTTATGTCTGCTTCGGGGGGCATGATGGCAAGCGCCACCTGTTCGGGCGTGCCGTTGCGGAGGAGGTCCGCAAGCCGTTCCTCGCTCACGTCCGAGCCTGCCGCCCACTCCAGAACGTAGCCATACAGCAGTTTTTCCAACTCACGGGACGCGGCGCGGCTGACGATAAAGCCCCGTTCGCCCTTCTTGCGGAAGTGTACGCCGCGACTCAAAGCCCCTCTCCAGCGACGTCGCGCGCGGGAAGGCCCGCCTCTGCCCGCAGGTGGTCCTCAATCTTGGGATCGGGCGAGAGCATCCCGGCGCTGCTTGCGGCTTGGAGGAAGGCGCCGAGTTTGGCCAGGTCTGCCTTGTCGATCTCGCCCCGGGTAAGCTTGGGGCGCTTGTCCGTGGGGATGCCCTGGAGGTCACAGAGACGGGCCACCACCTGCTGATTTGTGGCCCCAAGGAAGCCGTCTAACAGACCTCCGAGGAACACGCCCAACAACTCGGTCTGGTCAGCAGAGAGGGCGAAGGAGCCCGTTTTTCCGCTGCCCAGCATGAGGAACTGCACCAGCAAGCCACGGGCGATCCGGGACTCGAAATACTTGGCGATCTCCAAGTGGTTGAACTGCCGTTGTCCGCCGCTTTGAAGCAGGCCAATCTTAAATCCCGTGGGCTGCCCGCTCTCGTCAACCTCGGAAGGCACAACCAGCCCTTCGCGGGCGCCACGTTGGAGAGCCGAGAGGTCGCGCTTTATGGCGGTGAGAACAGTAGCTGCGCTGGTATGGTCGGCTGCGGCGGAGTCGTTCGCGCTGGCAAACGTGGCCATCGGCACCTGTGCAACGGCCATCCCCGTTGCGTCTTTGCCGCTTCCGATAAGCATATTCTCGCTTATCACCTTGAAGTTGCGCCAGTCGATGTAGACCGAGCGCAAAAGCGGGGTACCTTCGGGGTCGCCGCTGGCAAGGTCGTCGCGGAAGTGGAGGGCTTTGGAGAGCGGGATCAGGGCGGTCTGCCCGCTGCGGGTCATCTGGTACATCGCCACCACTTCGCGCTCGTCCCGCCAGTACCACTCCTGACGGCTGTCCTGCCGGATGTGGTGGAGCCCGGTAAGCCATGGCGCCCCGTTGCGGGCCTCCCATGTCATCTCGTGCAGCGACCAGCCCCAAGCGGCGCCTTTGACCGCCTCTTTGACCACCTGCGGCCACGGGGTCGCCATCTGCCCCCACATCGCCTGAAACTCTTCGCAGATTTCCACGGCTTCCGGGTCTTCGGCGTTGGCGGGCTGGAAGTGGTAGGCGACCTGTGCGCAGAGGTTGCCCATCAGCCGGAAGGAAATGGCGATCAGCGAGTCGCCCTCCATCATCTCCGCAAAGGCGACATCCCGGCGTGTGCCCTGCAATTCGCGGTGCCGCTCGTCACCGGCGGCAAAGCTGCGATCGCCGAAGGTCGGGAAGCCGGAGTAGCCGATGGGGCGATTCGACGGTGGATCGGTGGGCATGTCTACGCGCTACCTCGGAGGAGGGGAAAAGTCAAGCGTTGGCGGAGGTCCAGGCGGATGCGGTGACTTTGGCGGGCTTCGGGCGTGTGGTGAGCCACGCAAAAAACTGGCTCTCCGCATCCACCTGGTCATCGTTGGCCGCACCCGCAAGAAAGCCCAGATGCTCCGTCACAAAGTCATGCATCCAGGGCTCGGACGCCGGGAAGAAGACCTGTTGCGCGGCGTAGCGGGGCAGGCTGTACAGTTCCACGCGGCCCCGCTTGTCGGTCTTGCCCGGATCCCAGGCGACGATCCCCGGCATCGTTGGCCGTAGCTCATCCACCATCGCGCTGCCGTTGGCCTTGTCTTCGATGATAACCGTGGTCGCTTGCGGGTACTTCGCGCGCAGGTCTTTCAGGGCCTGCTTTGCGGCGGGGTAGGTCATGCGCGCCCGCACCTGATCCACGAGGTAGCAAAGCGCGCCTTTCCAGCCCCAGACCTGCAATACTACGAAGTCGCTGGTGTTGGTGCCCTTGAAGGTGAGGTCGCCGCTGATAGCCATGCCGTCCAGCGGGGGCAGCACCTCGTATCGTTGGCTGAAGTGCGCAGCGGTGAATATCCCGCCTTCTTCCGGCACGGGCCGCTGCTGGTAGACCGAAGCCCAGCGCCACGGGGTTGTGGCTGCCTTCCGTTGGCGCATCGTTTCGAGGCTGTACCGCTCGACTGACAGCGGCTCCCCGGCCCGGCGTAGCAACGTGTCGCCGTCGTATTCGTCTGTCTCTGCGATGGCGGGATAGCAGACGACTTCCCAGGGTAGAACGCCGGGAAGCTTGGCGGTTTCGAGGTGGTAGCCCACGGGGTCATGCACACCCCATCGGGTGCTCACGATCAGGATCCCGCCGCCGTCCTGAAGTCGCGCGGTGGCCGCCGTCTCGAACCAGCTCATGTAGCTGCGCATGATGGCGGGGGAGCGGGCTTCTTCCTCGTCTTTCATCGGGTCGTCAATCAGGAGGATGTGAGCGGGCATACCGGATATACCGCCGCCCCTGCCTACCCCGCGAAGGCTGCCGCCCCGGTGGAGCCTCCAGAAGTCCGAGGTCCATTGTGGACCAGGGGCAAGCTGCGGCCACCACTGCCGGGCCTCCTCCACCGTCTGGCGCGCTTCGGTGGACATCCGCACGGCCAGATCGGCGGCGTAGCTTCCCAGGATGATGTGGTCCGATGGGTTGTTCCCGAGGTACCACGGGATGAAAGACCGCGTGCAAAGCTCGCTCTTGCCGTACTGCGGGGGCACGTTGACGATCAGGCGCGGGCTTCGGCGGTGTTTCACATCATCGGCGAACTTCTCCAGCTTCGTGGCCAGATGTCGGTGGAACCAGCCCACCTGATACTTCGGGTTTCGCAGCGTCGCGAGGCCGATCAGGCTGGTACGTGCTACCTCCCACTTGGCCACGGCTTCACGGGCTGCCTTGGCTTCGGATTCGGCGGCTTGACGGCGGTCCTGCTCATCCAGGATCGCCTCATACTCCACCATCTCCGCCGGGGTCATGTGGCGGATCACGGTGGCAAGGTCAGCCCGCAACACGGCCCGCAGCCTTGGCGATCAGGGCCTCGCGCTTGGCCTCCAACTCTTCCGGCGACAGCTTGCCGATGTCGAGGCTGCCGGAGTGCTCCACCCGCTGCAAAGCCGGGCCCTCTGCCCGCTCGGCAAAGCGCCCCGCCACCTGCATCGCCTGCACCTGCACCTGCGGCGCGATCCGCTCGTAGAGTTGCTCCCCCTTCGCGTTGCGCACCAGCTTCCCCGTCTCATCCACCATCGGCCGCAAGCCCTGGGTGAGCGGCTGTAGCTGGGTTACACAGCTTTCGTCGATCTTCCGCGTCTTCCGTAGCAGCATCGCGCGGTGCTCTTCCGCGCGTTGGCGGCGAGCATCCAGCACTTCCGGGCTCATGCGCCACCGGTCCACCGTCCGATGACTCACAAACTCGTTGAGCGGGCGCGTCTCCCCCTTCAGCGCCGGTCTTTTGCCGCCTTCGCCGTCGGTCACAGGCCAGCCGACGGGCACGGCGACCAGTTGCACCAACGCTTGACGGGCTGACACCTCCTCCACGATCAGGAGGTGCAGCGCGGCCTTGCGTACCCAGCCGGGGATTTGGGGTTTCATGGCTCACCCTGTAGAAAGTTGACCGCTTGCGCTCGGTCCATTGCGGGGCCTACATATTCAAAGGTGGCACAGGGGCGCATTGACACCAGATTCGCCATCCTCTTTCCGATACCACCAGATAAAAACGAGCCGCCTTCCTTCTCCATCCTCCACTTATCCGACCGGCCAAAGGACCGAATCAAGGCTGGATGCGCGGGGTAGGTTCGTAGCCGCTTGCCGATAGCCTTGTAGGCAGAACCGCAGGCATCCACCAAAGCAAACGCGATTCCGACCCCTTGCCAATCCGGCAAGGTAACTAGCCGGGAACACCGCATAATGTCGTTGACCGTCGGATGTGGAAAGTGTAGCATACCCGCAAACGCCACCGGGCGCCCGTTGACATACGCGGCAAAGCAGCGGGCGGACCTGTTTAGGTCTTTCGTCAGATAGTGAAACGGAGCGAACATTTCCCAGAGGGCGTAAGGGCAGCGGCGGATCTCGACTTCAACACGGGGTCGGGGTTGAACCGACCTCCATGTGAAGGTCATCGTAGCAGGCTCCAGAATCCAGTCAGGCTGTAGCCAGTCGATAACGTCATAGTGGCAGGTGACCGCCACAAACTGCCGTTTGGCCTTGCGGATGTGCTTCTGTACAGCGTGGCTGCCGATTTGCGCCACCTGTCGATCCACGACCGAGGTGAACTCATCCACCACAATCACGCCGGGGATCTCCACCAGCCGCCGCGCAAGATCCACGCGGAACCGCTCGCCGTTGGAAAGGACGTGGTAGGGCCGGAGCCACGCGGGGATCGTGTTGAAGCCGACCGCAGAGCAGGCGTCCGTCACCTCCTGAAGCGGGGCGGTGAAGTCATCCACCACCGAAGCGGCTCCCCACTTCAGATCCGGCATGTCGCCGAACATCTGCCGCATGATGCTGGACTTTCCCGCCCCGGATGGCCCAACGATCAGGCCCACACTCCACGGGCGCGCTTCTATCGGGACATCGCCTGTCCAGCGCACCTCGGATCGTTCGGGGAAGGGGACGTCAAACATGCTGGCGACCTGCCGCGCTCGCACGCTGCGGTTTACCGGCGATGAGACTACGAAATCAACGGCTGGCATTCTAAGCCCTCCCTTTCAAGACGTTCTAAAAGCTCCCCTTGGTGTACCTCGTTCCGGCATACAACGATCAGGCGGTAGGCAAGCTCTCCGACCTGCTGCGATGTGTCCGCCGGTTCCTCCTCTTCCTCCCCGCCGTTGGGGTCAAGCATGATCCGCAACTCCTCCTCCCCATACCCGAGCCCGTCC